TATAGATTATACCTGTCTCTCAAAAATGTTTAGTTTGCTCAATCTGCTATAATGAGTATTGCAAATAAAGCTATGACTCTTTGTATCTTGTCCACCCAAAAATTGTTCTTGAACCACATTATCAATTTCATGATAACGATCATTAAACAATATGACATCTCCAATTTGAGGAAAGAAATTCACTTGTTGACACATCTTTTCTCTAAACTTAAATACCACATCTTGATCACGATCTGGTCCAAATCCTTCATCCTCACCAGTAATATCAGCACGTTCAATCAACGATGAAATGTCAATACCGGGATAAAATGTTTTACCCTCACTAGGTGCGGATTCACCATACAAATTGACTCTGGTCTCAGATGCCGCAATCTTAAACACAGTAACAATCGTCTCAATAATATCACCCATCAATTCCGCATTAACAGAATTAATAAAGTTAATATCACGAGCGCTAAAATATCTTCCTCTTAGTGATGCCATAGTTTATCCTATATAAATCATCATCGGAACTTTCTTCAAAATCTCAGTACTCTTATCAGCTTTCATCGCCTGTTCTTCAATTAACTTGGATGGCAATGACGCTTCCAACATCTCACGAAGTTGTGTCATAAGAGCTTCTTTTTCACTACTTGCCTCACTACGCAACTCGCCACCATCCAATGTTACTTCACCGCCTGGAATTGGTATGGTACTATACTTTTGACGAATACCTCCCAACATTTCTTTACACAATGCCAAAAAGTATTTACGTATCCATTGTCTACCAGGCGCATTAATCTTACTATATACAATGTCTTGATATGGTACATTACTAAAGTCAGAAATTTGATCTGGCAAACTACCAGATGATGTATTTGACGAACCCGTATAATATGAATTTGCAGCTCTGTCATTTTCCAACGCATACTCAAAGTATACCTTATAGTTGTTGGTAGGAATTGGAAACAACTTCAATTTGTTGTTAACAATTTCAAAACTATAACTGCTCTTACGAACCATATCGTTGAATTCGATTGCTTGACCACGAAGCAAATCTTCAAAAATTGGTGTCATCAAAAATTGAACAGCAGGACTATATCCAGCAAAACCCATTTCGTTCAAAACGTTACTATATGACATACCAGTCATACTGAATGGGTCATAGATACGAGCAAATGCTGGTGGTCCGTGGTGGAAAATTCTCTTTACTTCAATACGATTACCGCTACCAGATGCTTGTTCATATAGTGACTGTAGATCATATGTTTGTTGTCCGGTAACAACATCAATACTACCTTTTTTCCAATCTACATTGCCACCAACTCCAACTTCACTACCATATGCTTTTGACATCTTAATAACATACGGAAGTGGATCACCTGTCATTGAACGACCATTTACAACCGTAGATGTAGATTGTCCCATCAATGCCAACAAATTGTTACGAATGTTGAATTGATTAATCTGTGAACCGTATTCTGATACTGATTCTTCAAACGCAGCATAAAAGTTCAAATCGATCATTTCGATGTCTTCAATTGGATATCCTAAACGGATCGCTGCCCAAACCGCACTGCTACTACAATCAGCAACAAATCGTGCGTCTGTATCATAAAATCCAAACGGTGTTCTGCCAGGAACAGCGCTACCACTGCCTGGCCATCTTACCCTATCTTGATCTAAATTTGCACTCATTAAGTTATAAATATTAGAACAATTTAGTTATCTTCACTATTAGTTTACCATTTCCTTTAATTACTCGGTGGTAAGTTTCTTTTGGTATAAAAATAGCGTTTTCAAGGTGTATTGGAAGTTGATTGTCTAACTGAAACTCCCAACCTTCATTTTCTATAACCTCAACTATACGATCTTCACGGTCCAAATGCCACTCTAATTCATGATTATCTACGTCCGGTGAAAACTCACGAATATACTGATTGTTACCCAATTCTGTTTCTTTATACGGTGTCAACATAATTACTATACTCACTCGGATCACTACTTAACCTACTTATGACAATATCATTACGACTGAATTTTACATCTGGTATTTTCTTCCAAGTATATCCCCCACCTGTTTCATAAACATCATACGGTATATCTATTTCATATATACCTTCTTTAAACTGTCCAACAACATATACGTGTTGTTCATAATTACTACAAACACTCTGTACATTCTCAATCTTGTGACGATACAATACATTGATCAAATCATCAGCAATTAAATGACATATACCCCCGCTTCCTAACTCATCGTTTTGACCGTTATGATCTTGTTTCCACGCATCATACTGTTTTTGAGCAACCTTCACCATTTCATCCTTTACCACATCGGTAATCTCAGAAACGCTGTTCAATGTTGACACATCAAACTCGGCTTCATCTAACTTTCCAAAATCATTAAATCTATCGTCATTTATCTTATTTTTAACATCTTGTATCAAATCATTTAAAGTACGATAGTCAGTAAACAGTACTGAAGAAACATTATTTGCCGGAATTAATGTTGATAATTTGTTCCCTGATCTGTCCTGTAAAATTAAAGTACATCTAAAACGCATCAACTTATTTGGAGTATTTAAATCTTTAGGTTCTAAACTTTTAGAGGGCATGTTTATTAGATAATCATCATCTGCCATCGTAAATTTATTAGTCAATTCGCTTTCGGGTACCTTGTCAAATTCATTAACAATATTGACAAAATAAAGTTTATCATTGGTTTCTATATGAAATCTCGCACGTAACGAACTGTTATGTATCAATACACGTTTGGGCATATTGAACTTTTTTTGATCTTTTATAAAATCAGCAACATCAAATAAGTCTACTTCATATTCCGGAAATGAACGAACCAATTGATTCAAACAAATACTACCAAACTTTTCAGCAGTCATGTAACCCTGACCATCAACTATCTCATTTAATAAATCTTTGAGTTTAATCATAGGTTAATATAGTATTTACCATTGGGACCACTATATTTGAATCCGTTAATCGGTATAACAATATTTAACCCATCTTTGGTATACGGAAACTTACCTTTTTGAACATACGCTAATGTCATATGTGGATGATAATCAGGATAACTATCGTCATTTGGCAATCTATCACAACGTTGACGTAATTCCATCAATTGTTGATTGTTCTTATCAACATCAAATTTAACCACGTCATATTTGTCATTGTTAAATTGACTCAACGCTTTTAACACAATGTTAAATGGTTTGACGCCTTTCAAAATGTTTGCCACATCACGTTTCTGTAAATCTGGTAAAAATCCATACTTCAAAGTAACATGCGGTTCTTCATCATAACCATATGTTGGATCTTCTGGATCTGTATACAATATCTCCGGGGGTATTGCTGTTTTACCTATACGAACAATGTGTGGTCCATACGTTGGTTCCACCAATGCCATCAAACATCCTTTTTCTACATGACGATTACTCATAAAATTACCAGTATCTACCTTTGCCTTTGGTTCCCAAACTCTTGATACGATGACTACGGCAACTCCAATATCCAGCTGTAGTTCTATCTTTCTTTTGACTACATTTGTGACGTGCTCTAAAACTCTTTCTACGAGCTTTACTACTTGCACGTATTCTCATTTTTGGATCACCAAATGATACCTTTTTAATATTACCATTCTTACCTCTTACATACACCGCAAACTTCTTTGCACCACCGGGAGTTCTAAATGGACGATTCAAATGAACTGTACGACCACGGTGTTTAACTTCCAATATCTGATCTTCATCTTCTTCAATAGGAGCGTCCAAGTATACTTCACGACCTTCATACAAACCAGTAGCACCAAGATCACTTTCGATTAGTTCTACGTCTTCATCGTTAAGTTCAATAAAATCAAGATCGTATAAACTACGAACTTCACTGATCAATTCAAAATACTTTTCACTATATGTACGAAATACATTTTCGGTCAATGACAATCCCTTTTCCAAGTGAAACCGTAACTCTGCTGAGATCATAGCATCTGGACGAGTCAATTTCATTGGTTCTGGATCATAGTTTTCACCAGACATTATTCCTTTTAGTTTGATCATAAGTATAAGTATTAACTATTAAATAAAAAACCCCACTCTTTCGAGTGGGGTTTCGTTTAGACTTTATCGTCTACTCAAGATTATACTTGATCGAGATCACCGACAAGAATCTTGCCGTAGAACTCTGGACGCACAATCTTCTTGGCGTAGCGAGTCATCACACCACGACGTGGGGTGAAGTTCACTGGATCATAGACCAATGGGGTTTGTACGAGTGGGATGTATGGAGCATACACTGCACCGGTTTCGAGGAAGTTGTTTCCACGGAAACCAACCAAGATGGTGTTTTCAACCATGTATGGGTTCTTGTAGACTTGGAAACGACTTGCGAAGTTACCAACCTTGCTTACACCCATTGCGAACTTGG